CACCGTTGGAGAGAATCCAGGGCAGAACACCCCCGCCCAGACCACGCAGACTATGGTTGAGATGGGACAGAAGATCTACACCGCCATATTCAAGCGCATCTGGCGCGCTTCGCGAGAGGAGTTCCAGAAACTCTTCAAGCTTAACGGCATCTATATGTCTTTAGATATTCCCGCCCCCGGCGGAGCGACACGAAAAGACTACCTTGGCAGTGCTACCCAGATCTCTCCCGTCGCTGACCCTAACATCACCAGCGATACCATGCGTCTTCAGATGGCAATGGCCCTGAAGCAGACCGCCGCAACAACTCCTGGTTATGACAAGGATGAAGTTGAGCGTCGTTTCCTTAAGTCTATGCACGTAGAAGGTGCAGAAGCAGTCTTTAAGGGTACGAATGGCCAGCCGCCGCCCAAAGATCCCCTGCTTGTCATCCAGGAAGCTAAGAATCAGGGCGATCTGGAGGTCAAGAAGCTTGATGTACAGATCAAACAGGCCGAGTTGCAGCTCAAATCTCAAGATTCTCAGATGGCTCAGCAGCAATTCATCATGAAGATGCAGGAAGAGCAGCGTCTCAATAACGCTACTATCTTACAACTTGAGGCCAAGGCTGCGGAAGCTGCTGCTAATGCGCAGAGTGAGCAAGCTTATGCTCAGGTCGCCATTATTAATGCAGAACTAAGCCGCACCAAGCACGCTAATGACCACATCAATGCGGCTCTTGAGCGCGAAACAAAGCATTACATCGCAGAACTTGATGCAAAAACACGTATTATAGAAGCTGAAAAAACGGCAGCAGTTAAAGCGAAGGAAACACTCGCTCCTGCGAAGGCAGAACCGAAACCTCAGCCTCTTCCGGACATTCACGTACATCTTCCTAGTGGCGGAAAGAAGAAAATCAGCAAGGGCGCAGACGGTTCTTATGTATCTGAGGAAATCGCATAATGACTACAGGATATTCCAGCACCCTGCGTACTGCCCAGCTTGATCCGATTACTACAGCAGTCGGAAGTGCAGGACTTTTGCGTATATACGACGGAGCGCGCCCTGCAACAGGTGGTGCTGCTACGGTTAAGTTGGCGGAATTCACATTAGGCAGTCCCTTCGCTCCTGGGGCCGCCGCCGCCGTTCTATCTCCGACAATTCCTTCTTCAACGACGGGCCTTGCTGCTTCTACTGCAACGTGGTTTCGTGTAGTAACTTCTGGCGGCACACAAGTTATTGATGGTAGTGTCACAGCATCAGGTGGTGGCGGAGATTTGCAATTGAATACAACTACCATAAGCATTGGACTGACCATTACGGTTAGTTCTTGGACAATTACACGCGGCAACGCGTAATCTAAGGAGTAATCAACATGGCAGGACGCGCAGGCGTAGCACGGTTTGGCGACGGCCAATCCACACTCGACACTCGACTCGGACAGCAGGGCGACTTGGTTATGTCTGAGTTGCACGGAAGGTACTACGAGCAGGCTGTTCGCAAGAACGTCTATTTCTCGCTGTGCGTTGCCCGTGCGACTTCGCTTCCGGCAACGGCGACCATCGGGAACATGGTCTATAACCCACCGGATTCGGGCGTCAATCTCGCCATCAGTAAGTGGCAGAGCCAAGTCATTGCGACCTCGGCAACCCTTACGGGTATCGGTCTTGCGGTTGGATATCAGCCGACCACTCCGACCACGGTAACCGCTGCGGATGCGACTGGCTCGACGTACTTGACGCAACCTACGCTGCTGACCGGCAAGGCGAAGGCTTATGCAATCGCCACGGCTCTGGTTGCTCCGGTTATGGTTGCTATGCTTCATCACAATACTGCCGCTATCAACACGGTGGGTATTGACCAAGCATCAGGTGACTTTGAGGGTCAGTTGATTGTTCCTCCTGGTGGATTCATCTGCTTCGCTGCTACTGGTGCTGCTGCTGCTGCTTCCGGCCACACTTCGTGGATTTCGTGGGAAGAAATTCCGACGCTCTGATAGGAGAAGAATATGGCTAATAGAGCAGGTATTGCAAAGTACGGTGATTTCATGCCGACGCCCGACTTCCGTATCGGGCAGCAGGGGGAGTTGGTGGTCACGCAACTTCACGCAGACGGATATGAGCAAGCTGTTCGGAAGAACATCTTTTTCTCTCACTGCATTGCTAGAGCGACCTCTATTGCGACAACGGCGATGGTCGGGAATCTGGTCTGGAATCCGCCCGACTCCGGAGTGAATTGCTGTCTCCGTCACTGGTCGAGCAGCATCCATGTATCATCTGCGACTACGGTAGGCATGATGTTGGCAGTGGGGTATTCAGCATCTTCTCCTACTTCAACGACGGTGGCAGATGCGAGCGGATCGACGTTTCTTTCCCTGTCTGGTGCAACAAACAACATCTTCCTTAAAGGCAAGGCACAGGCGTTTGCCATTGCGACAGTGTTGATTGCTCCGCTTCCTATTTGGCTGCTGCATCACAACACCGCAGGTATTGCTACAACGGGCGTGGACATACTCGCAGATAACGTGGAAGGTTCGTTCATCATTCCTCCGGGCGGGTTCTGGTGTATGGCGGCGCAGTCTGTAGCAGTAGCAGCGGCTGGACACACCTCATCGTGGTTGTGGGAAGAAGTGCCGGTTCTCTAACATGGCGAACAATGTCATACTGGCCTCTGGCGCACTTACCGTAGCAACGGTAGGTGATGCCAACAACGTCCAGACGCAATCGGTAGTCGATTCGTTTCTGTCGAGTGCCGGTGCGCCGATCAACGTGGCGACCACTACACCGGTTCCTATCGTCAATGACGTTGAAACGGAATTGCTTACCAATGTCTTGATTGAGTTGCGGGTGCTGACAGAACTGATCTACGCATTGGTGAACCCTGAGACAGAACCGATTGAGATGCTACGTGCTAAGTTCAAAGACTATCCCGTAACACCGTAACGCCATGAGCCTGCTGCTAGGCCCACTAGGGATACAGATCAAGTCCACGGACTTGGTTCTGAATGCTCCACAAAATGCAGTACCGCCAGTTGTTGTTGAGCCGAGAGGTACAGACTACGAGAGTCCAGCACCGCCGATACTTGATGTATTCATAACGGCAAGTTGGACTGAAGAAGATGATGTAACAGCGATTGTAGCAGTAACCTCCGGTGGCGCAGTAACAGCCGCGCTAGCTTGGACAGAGGATGCTGATGTAGCAGCAATTGCAGTAGTGGTCGCCCAGGCAGCAACCCTAACCTGGACAGAAGCAGATGACGTAGTTGTCCTTGCAGCTCTGGTCAAGCAATTCGCAACCTTAGCCTGGACGGAAGCGGATGATGTAAGTGCAGTTGCTGCAGGAGCTAGTGCAGCGATTGCCCTGGCCTGGACTGAGTCGGATGATGTAACTGCAATAGTCGGCACTGTCGGTAGTGTGACCGTAACTGCTGATCTAGCTTGGGTAGAAGATGCTGATGTAACTGCAATCATAGCAAGTGAAGAAAGTGCTTCAGTATCTCCTAGCAGTGGCATTGGTGGCGGAACTACAGGGCATCCTGAACAGCGTAAGAAAAAGTGGGCGCATTTCACCGAAGAGCGTTCACGGCGATATGAAGAATTATTCCAGAAACTTCTTGCGCAGGAGCTCAAGTTAGAGAAGGCGCAGGAAGAAACAAAGTTAGCAGGATTACAGAAGAAACAAAAGAAACTTGCAGCGATTCAACGTAACATTGCAGCGATCCAGACGGAGATTGTCCTTCTCGAAGCTGCAGCTGAATCAGATGAGGAACACTTAATGATGGCTTTACTATTGGACTGATATGCGCGCATTGACCGAGGAAGAATTCAACGAATGGAGATTACATCCAGGAACGCAAGCTATCATTGCGGTTCTTGAAGCCAAACGGGACTCACTTCGGCGGCAATGGGAAGCAGGTAGTTTCACTGATTACGATGCAGGAACAACGTCCTTGATCAATGTAGGGAATCTAGGGACTTGCAGGGGATACGCTTTTGTATCCGAACTTACCTACGAAGACTACGTAACGGAGATAGATGATGGAGAATTTGAGCGGGTTGGAACCTAGGGGCGTAGCAGTCCTTATTAAAACATATGAACCGGAAAGAAAAGGCGCACAAATCGTGATACCTGATAATGTTCAAGGAAGGCTGGCTATGGTCGACAATCGGGCTACGGTAATTGCCGTAGGGCCGGCTGCTTGGCATGATGAGCCGGCGCCTCGGGCAACTGTTGGAGACAAGGTACTCGTAACGAAGTTCGCCGGCTTCATGGCCAAGGGGCCAAGAGATGGAGAGATGTATCGTCTGGTCAATGACCGCGACATCTTCTGTGCGATTACTCACGAGGGGGAAGATCATGTCTGATGAAGCTCCTCCGGTCGAATCAGTCGCCACTCCGGAAATTCAAGCAAGGGCGGAGAAGCTTGGTTGGATTCCCCCCTCCCGCTTCAAGGGCGACCCTGAGCGTTTCATTGACGCAGATGCCTATGTGGAGCGCGGTGAGACAGTACTGCCGATAGTCAAGGAACAGAACAAGCGACTGCAGGCTGAGGTCGAAAGTCTCAAGGCCAATCAGACGAAAACGGAAGCTGCCCTTTCGGCGGCTACGAAGGCAATTGAGGAAATTGAGGAACGCCACACTGTCGCTACTCAAAAGGCGGTGGAGAATGCTCGGCGTCAAGTGAAGGCACAGTTGGCTGCTGCTTCAGAAGCCGGCGATCATGAAGGTGTGGCAGAACTTACTGATCAACTCACTCAACTCAACGCTGCAGAAGCAGAAGCGCCTCCAGTAAAGAAAGTTGCGCCCGAACCCGCGCCCTTCGTCGCTCCGCCAGAACTGGCCGATTGGAACGAAGAGAATCCGTGGTTCGGAAAGGATAAGCGTAAGACTGCCTTGGCTCTTGCCATTGCGCAGGAACTTCGGGAAGGGGGTGAATCATCTACGGGGCGGCGCTTCTTCGATAAGGTGAAGACCGAGATGGAAGATTCTTATCCGAGCGCAGAGACTCCTCGGAGTAAGGTTGAGGGAGCTCGTAATGGAAGTGATGAAGCTCCCCGCTCCGGAACAAGCAAGGGCTGGAGTGCGCTTCCGGCCGATGCGCGGGCAGCTTGCGATGCGGATGCTCGTAACTTCGTAGGTGCAAACAAGCGTTATAAAACACCGGCGGAGTGGCGTGCTCGCTACGCTGAAATATATTTTGAAGGGAGTTAGAAATGGCACTAAAAGATATTAACCCAGCTAATGCTGGAGGCAAGACAAACGCGGAGCGTAAGCGTATTCCGATGTCGGTTCCGGTGCAGAGACTTGAAGCCCCCGAGATTGCAGGCTACCATCTCCACTGGTTCACCGGATCGCCGGAACGTCTGCAACGCGCGCTCGACGGCGGCTATGAATTTGTAGATGAAAGAGAAATGAAGATCAATAACGTGAGCCTGGGTGGTGATTCAACAGCCTCCGGCAACACCGATATGGGGTCTCGAGTTAGTGTAGTGTCGGGCCAAGAGGTAGGGAAGGACGGTCAACCGACGAGATTGATTCTTATGAAGATTAAGCTCGAATGGTACGAGGAAGATCAAAAACTGGTAGACGAGAAGAATGCGCGAGTAGCCCAGTCTCTGACGAGCGGAGCAATCGGAAGCGAGAAAGACGGCTCCGGTGATTCTCAGCATCGTTACGTAGATAAGGCACGAACGCAGATTCCCGACCTCTTTAAGGCAAAACGGCCTCGCGCCACTGCCTAATTTAACAAACGGAGATTCTTATGGCTAACGTAAATAAGCCGTCTGGGTTCACTCCTGTTAAGTATCTTAACGGAGCTTCCTGGAACGGGCAAGCAAATCTTTACAGCATAGCCGCTGCATATAACGTGGAACTCGCTGTTGGCGATCCCGTTATCAGTAGCGGTACTTCTGACGCTGGTGGTATTCCTGGAGTTGCCCTGGCAGCTGCTACCGGCGCAATCCGCGGAGTGATTGTTGGTATCGGTACTACTCCTGGCCTGATCGCCAATCCGAGTAATCTGGATTCGACTAAGCGGCCCGCTGCTGCCCAGTCGAAGGACTGGTATTGCATGGTTGCTGATGATCCGGCTATCGTGTTCGAGCTTCAAGAGCAATCGAATGGTACGGCCCTGGCCGCGACTGAAGTTGGTCTGAATCAAGTTCCGATTCTAGCAACTGCAGGTACGTATCTGTCGGGTTGGCTGTTGGCCTCAGCCTCTGGTGCTACGCCTAATACTACGGCAACGCTTCCATTGCGACTGCTTGGGCTGGCACAGAAGCCTGCGGGGACGAACACTTTTGGCGCTTATGCCAAGTGGCTCGTTAAGATCAACGTGCATGAGTTGGGCACGGGTACTGGCGCCGCTGGCGTTTAAAGGAGACCTACCATGGCTGGTGGCGTTATCAACACAGGCTCGCATCCTAAACTGCTTTGGCCCGGCATCTTCACTACATGGGGTCAGATTTATGACTCTCACGAAAAGGAGTATACCGATCTTTTCGACATCAAGACCTCGGATAAGGCCTACGAACAGGCGGTGCAAATCTCTCCGTTCGGTCTGGCTCCGGTTAAGACCCAAGGTTCTGGCGTTACCTATGACGGTGAAATTCAAGGCGCAGTGACGACTTATTCGCACATTGCATACGCCCTGGGCTACATCGTTACATTTGAAGAACTGCGTGACAACCTGTATAAGGAAGTTGCGACTCGTCGTGCTGAGGCTAATGCGTTCTCGATGAACCAGACGGTTGAAAACGTCGCGGCTTTCATCTACAACAATGCCTTCGTTACGACGTACTTCACGACTGGTGATGCTGCTGCGCTGTGTTCGACTTCCCACGTCAATGCGACTGGTGGTACGTACAGCAATGCGCTGAGTCCGGCGGCTGACTTGTCCGAAGCTGCCCTTGAGGATCTCACGATCCAGATCATGGGTACGCAGAACGATACGGGTCTGCTCATCAACATCATGCCAGAATCGCTGCATATCGCTCGCCAAGAGTGGTACAATGCTAACCGGATCATGGGTTCGGTGTTGCAGTCAGATTCGGCCAACAACAACATCAACGTGCTCAAGGCGACCAATGCGTTCCCGAAGGGCATTAAGATGAATCACTACTTCTCGAGCGCGCACCCCTGGTTCATCAGGACGAACTGCCCGAATGGTATGA